GTTTGTAAAACAATGATTGAAACCGTTGGCCACGAGAGCGGAGGATATAATTTTAGCCCCATACCCGCCTTTCTTTACATCCGAAAAGATAAAATGCTTGTAATATTTGCCTTCGTTGTTGAAATCGCTGTCATCTAATTGTTTGATGTTTTCGATAAGTTTGACCATTTTGGGAGACATGGTTTTCATGTCGTCATTCAATTTGTTCGCGTTGAAAGAGGATTTGTCGAAACGATGGTGTTTTAAGATTTTGGTCCAGTTTTCCGCGGAGCGCATACACGCCGCTTTAGAGAGATCGACGGGTAAATTGTTGGTGTACACTTTTTTGGTAGGTTTTTTATGTTTTTCTTCGTTACATTCGATAGAGTCATCGTTACTGGGTAAAATGTCGGTAACAAGATTCGATATCTTTATGAATTGTGCGTGTTTGGTGGTGTTGGAAGTTTTATCAGGATGATTTGTTTTAGCCCATTTACGAAAATCTGATCTAGACTGTATATTTTCATCACACAATAGTTTAATGCGAGAATTACTCATATTTATTATGTTGAAATATTTTAATGACTAACTTATTTTTTTTAAATTGTAATAAATATATGTTTTCTACATATATTAACGATAAGACATTGTTGATAACATGTCCCGACAAAGCTAAAGTGGAATTATTGAATCGAACATTAAAAAAGCATAAAGAGAACACAAACAAATGGTTGAACAAAGGAATAAAGTATACCAAACAACTACAAAATAAGGATATTTTAGATATTACTGAAAATGATGTCGTAGATGAAAATATACAACAATTTGAGTTGACTTATATCAGCATAAACGACCACCAGGACATTAACTTTTTGAATCATTTATATGAATTGAGTAATACACAACTATTTATGATGTATGATTATGAGTACAATTCGACTATACCGATGTTAAGTATACACGGAATTCCGATAATAAAACCAAATTCCGAAAAGGTGTTTGAAACATACGAATATTTGAACGCGGTGATGGAAATCGAGAACGAAAATAGAAACGAATTGAATAAGGACATAGAAAAAGTGAACCATGAACTGTACAAAATAACTTCCGAGTTTGATAGAGTAAATGATGAGTTAGATAGAGTGACAGAGGAAATAAAAAATATAGTCGATGAAATTATATATATGGAAGATGATTTAAACGAATTTAAAAATAAGGATGATTTGAAAGGAACTGAAAATGGGGACGATAAGAGAGATCATGAAAACAATTAGGGCATCCTTTATCGATGAAACGAAAAGTTACATTTGTAAAACAATTATAACAATCCATTTTACAATTATTTAAGCAAATGCATTTTTCTACAATACCGTCGTTGTGTGTGTAGAGTAGTTGCAAACGAAAACATTGTTCACATTCGCCAAATACAATACCGTCCTTGTTGATTCGTTTGATGTACTTGAAGCATTCATTTTTCATATATGATAAATTAAATAAATATTGTTTTACATTCTGTTGCAGTGTTGGATGATCAATGAGACCGTGTAGATGTTTAGAAGTGAACGAAAATTGTATTTTATGAAAATCGTCTAGAAAGGAAGCAATATGTAAAATGAGTTCATCTGGTAGTTTCGTAAAACAAGATGTAACAATTTTCTTCATTGAGTTTGTTGTTGGTTTTGTTTATAATAATTTCGTCGTCAATTTTTATTATAGCATTTTTGGGGGTAATTAAATCACAGTTATAATGACCGTAATAAGAACTTCCTAAATGATTAATGACACTAGACAATTTGTATTCGTAGTTGCAATTTTGTTTCAAACAATGCTTTTGAAGATTTATTTCGTTAGGGATTTTGAAAGTATTTTTTAATTTCATCATTGTATTATTATGAAATTTGAATCGTTTTACACAAACAATCAATACTTTAGGTAAATACCACAACTGTTGAATAACACGGTTCTTCTCAGATTTTTCGTTACATTTATCACATGTCCAATCTTCAATATAATAAGATGTAAAATTTCTTTGAATACTAGAAGTTAAATCGTCATTGTTTCCATCGATGATGTCTACCTCTAAAATGGAGTTGTTTTCAAAATTCAGATTTTTATGGTTACAAACCGAACATTCAGTTTGTCGAACAGTTTGAAAATACAAGGTGTCCATAATCGGGGAGTAGTTTTTAAACCACGCCTCATTACATTTGAACTGCAGTTTCTTGTAAGCAGAATCGCTGGATGTATCATTGTTTTTTATGCAAAATCGTTTTTTGTGTTTTTCGTAGATACTGTCGATGTAATACATTAGGAATTCGTGAACATCGTTTTGTTGATATATGGCAAAGTAGGAAGGTAAAACGGATTTCAGATCGTTTATAAGGGATTTGTAATTCTCAAACGACAAAAGGTTTGCGGTAACATCATGTGTTGATAGAAAGGTTTTCAGATGATTTGAGTGTAGAAAACTTTGAATGGAACTATTTATGTAGCATGTATTTCCCAAATTAGGTAAACCTTTAAAATGACAGGTTTCGGTTGACATTTTTTTAAATACGATTATTAAAATAATCAAATTTTTATATAAATGGAGATATCCACCTTAGTGATTTATCCAAAAGGATCATTAGCGAATAGAATTTTGATAATGGTATCCGCGAAAATATTGAGCATTTTTAAAAATGTCACATTGAAGATGATATGGGATCACGAAATACCGTATGATACTTTGTTTCTTGGGAATGTGGAGCTTGTGAGTATCATGTATTTTAATGGAAAGAAATATTTGTATAATCCGGGTATAGATCAAAGTTTGTTATATAACGACATTACAAATAACAAAGATTCGGATATGTATTTAATTGTTGAAACAGACAAGGAATTGTGTCATAAAGATATGGATGAAAAAAGGTTTGCATCAATGAGAAAGAATATTTATAACTCCCTATTGAAAGATCATTTGAGTGGTAATATATTAGGACAACTGAACTTGGTCGATTTTCCGAAAGAGCACTTTTGTTGTATAGACGGAGAGTTCGAGACAAAAATGAAAAAATTAGAAATCGATCCAAGTATATTTGACATACGAGTAGAGGATGTCAAATCGTTTGTTCGCACATTAATCTACAGCAAGGCGAGCGTTTTGATAAACGCAACCTCTAAAATAAATGAAGAATTCGTAAACGCAAGCAAAATATCGATGGTGTCAGTTGTACATACAGAAAATGATTTGGAATATAATTGTAATAAAAAGAATTATTGTTATAATTTGTATAATTTTGGTTTGGTGATAAATCCAGATATAAATAAAATTTCTTTATTGTAATAATTAAATAAAGATAACAAAATGAATCCAACAACAAACGATGAGTTCATAACAATGTTAAGTGTACTTGCTGTGATCATATTAGTAGCAATGCTTTCATATTATGTTTACAAAAAATATTCAAAAAAAACTAAGGATTACATGGATTACGATAACAGTAAGAAGGAGTTAAGAATTGATGTCAATACCGAAACGAACAAAGCCATAGTTGATTATTTAAACACATTAAAAGTTGTTCAAGGGACAGACTTGACAAACTTAGAAAATAGTATGAGAGAGTTCGTATTGAATTTAATCAACGAACAATCTCGAAAGATAGAGCAAAATAAACAGGATATTTCAAATAACCAAAACAATATAAAAATTAACAAAGCAATCCGAGAAAACATAAATCAACCCAAAATTCAAAAACTCGAGAGCGAAATCAAATTCTTGAGAAAAGGCATAAAATACGATATAGTCAAGATTATCATGAAGTTTGTCAACGAATACGAAAACAAATACACAATGACAACAAATCAAAAGAATATGTTTATAAACACATCCTTTGTAGGGTTATTGAATGAAGATGTTTATAAATTGTTCGATAAGCAGGTTGATGAACCGGACATCTTCATTAAGAAGTACAATGATTCACTGTTGGAAAACACTGAGATATTGTTGAACGAATTCAATTTCATGGATGGTTATGGGAATATTAGCAATTTACACTACACAGCGTACACTTCAAATATACCATACTTATATTCATACATATTAAATAACAAAGACGACATTTCATTCGAAAGTAATACAAAGAAGGATTACATTATTAAGGACTACATACCTTTATTATTGAGATACATTATAAACAATCGTTTACAAATTTATGAAGACATTGACAATCTGATGACAAACTATTATGCGAACATACCAAAAATTACTTTTTTCAATGAATTCTTAACATCGGTAAACATTGACGATGTTATAAACAACAACAATCATCTATTCACTAAATGTATGAAACGAATCACGGCCCCGTTATACACAAATTGGACATCTTTTAAACAAGATGTGAATGTCATGTTCACACCAAAAGAAATGAAACTGTTGTTTGTGTTGATACCAGAATATTTGATGATGATGAATTACAATACATACAAATTGAACAAATATGTAAAATATATAGAATCGGATTACTTCATGAATATGCCATCCAACTATCTCAACACTAACAACATCGAAAATTTCGCGAATATATTAGAAAAATTCACATGTACCGATGCATTTAATAACATAATGAACGATTCTTTGAAAATATATTTATCCGAATCATTGTCCACCTTGTGTACTACAAGACACAGCAAATTCATTAATGAATTTTTAATAAAATACAACAACGAAGTGAGCGCAGCTACAAGCAAATTCTCAGCGGATAACAAACCCCTTTTGGAATATAATAATTTTGTCTGCGAATCGCCACCCAACATTGACATAGAAAACATATGCAATGATGTAAATGCTTATTAAGAAACTATTTTCATAAACTCAGTAATTTCACGATGTCCCAATCGTTTGTTGTTCAGTTTAATCAAAATATTGTCAAACAACAGTTTTTGAACCTCTTTTTGTTTCAAGTCGTTAATTTTTTCGTTTGCTTTCTTCACATTGCCCTCGAAACATGTAATGTATGATTTGAGTTTACTCTTATAAAATTCTGGTTTAGTCGATTTCGGAATCTCGTGCAACGCCAATGCTAAAAGTTGACAGATTGGTTTCAAAAGTTGATTGGATATGTAGAAAGTGTAGTCAATTTTAAGTTTCTTTTCAATAATATAGGACGGGTGTTCGATTTTATCGCCTTGAAGAAGAGATTTGTCTTTGATGTTGTGTTCTATGTAAACATACGGGACACGGTCGTTCGTTTGTGGAGCGGAACCCGGATCTCTTTCACGCATACGATCTGCCAATACTTTGTGTGCGATTCGGGAAGGGTCTTTGTAAGTGGTTCGTAATGTTTTGGTAATGACCAGATCGTCCATTTGAAATTTACCTTCAATCAGACTTTGTAAAGACGATGTTAAGAACTCGATTGCCTTTGATATGTTCTGTTTGTTCAGTAGAATATCGATGATTCCGCCATAGATTATCTTGACGATATTTGCGTTATCTCTTCGTTTCAACACAATTCCCATGCTTTTCTGTTTGAATTTGTTAATATCGAACTCATACAGATTCCCCACATATTTCTTTTTGGACAAAATGATG